ACAGCGATCACCAATACCGTCATCAAAAAGATGTTCTATCAACTGATAGATCTTCTGATTGAGGGCGGTACTGGAGCCAACATTGACGCGATCCTGAACGGCGAGATGTAATCTCGTCGGTATATATTGAGGATTCTTCCTCAATATCAGGAGTAGTAGCGTGCTTTGACTGTGCTGTACGGTGCAGGGAAAGTGGTTCTGTTGCCTGGCGATTTGTAGGGATGCTTCTGGAGGTTTTCCATGATAAGTGGTGACCTGAAAAGCCTTCTCCTCTTGTGGGAGAACCTAGCAAATAACCAACGCTATTCGTCTTTTGTGAGAAAGGAAGATATATCTACCTTCTACGTGAGAGCGAACAACGAGGGTCTCCCCTTTCTGACGTCTACTTTACCCACTTTGGGTAAAGCGATCGACAATTTCCACTCTACTTTTGAGTGGATATGTCCTTCCAATTTTTCTGTTAAACAGATTACTGAGGAAGGTTACGCAATTCCCGAATTTCTCGGGTTAGCTGTCGAAGCGGCGTTAAAAGGTAACTCTATAGCCGTAGATTGTGTGCGACAATTGTCGCTCATATTCTATAAATACGAGGTCGACTACGATGATCACACCCGAGAAAGATTCCTGGATCAGTTTAGAAAAACTGACGCAGGGCTTCCTCTTCTTAGCTCTCTTAAAGGAGATAATCTCAATCTTAAGGAACTGATAGAGGGGATGCGCCGATTGATCTCTAGGGTTCTGTGTAATACAGATCCTAGGGAGATTCGGCCTTCCCATGGAGGCGGAGCAACCGCTTGCCATACTCGGAATGAGGACAAGCACCACTTATTGCGCTATTTTGCGCAATTGGACGATGTCTATCCTTACGATGATCTCTTCTTCTATTCACCAAGTCATCTGATCGATAACTTGGCTCGATTGGAGAATGCAATCGTAGGAATCCCGCAGGCCCGGGTTTGCCTGGTCCCAAAGGATTCTCGAGGTCCTCGCGTAATTTCGTGTGAACCGGCTGAGCTTATGTTTGCTCAGCAGGGGCTCATGCGGTTACTCTACGAGGTCATCGAGACCCATCACATGACTGCTGGTCGGGTTAATTTTACCGACCAGAGGATCAATCGAGAGCTTGCTCGTCATGCATCACTGCATGGCGATTATGCAACGATCGATTTGTCAGATGCATCCGATAGGGTGTCCCTTGATTTGGTGGAACTTGTTTTCCCTCCAAATTGGGTAGAGTGTTTTAAAGCGTGTCGTTCTGACACTACACTCCTTCCAGACAAGTCAGTGGTGAAACTCAACAAGTTTGCCCCTATGGGGTCCGCTTGTTGTTTTCCCGTAGAGGCGTTGGTCTTTTGGGCCTGCGCCGAGGCTATCACGAACGATCGGTACACGGACCTCGCTGCTCAGCGAGGCACCGCCGGATCGACGTTCGTTTACGGAGACGATATTATCATACCCACTGATATGTATAGTGGGGTGACAGAAGCTCTCGAACTTATTGGCTTACTTGTCAATAAGACGAAGAGCTATCATGGAGGACCCTTTCGGGAATCCTGCGGAGGCGACTATCATAAAGGTTATGATGTTACCCCTGTCAGAGTCCGAAAGCCCATGAGATCGTCTGAGCTTGGAATCGTTTATAACGCAGATCTCGCGAACCTTTTTATCGCGAAGTTTGGAGAAGACCACGTCTGGAGCCTCATTCATACGAGTGAGGACTCTATTGGATATGTCGTCCCGAGAACTCCTCTCCTGGTACCGTGTACTTTGAGATGTGAGTCTTCCG